CTAATGATGGAGATGCGCCAATGTACTGATAGATGTTTCCTCCATACGATACATATGTTGGATTTGTGTTGTCATATAGTGTTGATGGATTGTATGGAGCAACATTTCCAGTTGACTGACTTTGTATCGCAGACAATTCATCAACCAGAATTTCAAAGTTTTCATCAAGCTCTGTCCATGTCAATTCACTTCCCTTTGTTGTGAATCCTGCTTTTGTTATTATCCGAAATATGAAATCTTGTAAAGCCATTACGATTTTGTGTTTATGTTTGTTACTACTATGTTTCGCTCGTATTTGATACTTGATGTGCAACTATTGTCAACATACAATGGATAGTCTGTGTTGTTGTCCTTTATGAACTCAATCATTTCTCTTGCATAAGCAGTAGCAGAGTTTCTTGCTTGTTCAACAATTCTTGCTATTGTTTTTTCTGTTACTGGTTGACTGAATTCGTTTGTCTTTTGAACAAATCCATAGGGAGTATCTACTGCATTCTTGCTCAAGATGTATCTCGCATATGAATAATAAGCAAGAACTGGTCGCACATATGGAAGCAATGACTGATATATTGCAGTATCTACATTCTCTTGCATATCAGATACAAATTCCTTTCCAAGTATTGGAGTCAAATCAAATTTCTGTGCTTCCCTTATATATGGAAGAATGTTATCTGGCGATGTGTTTGTGGTAATCGCTTCGTATTCGTAGAAATCTTCTTTAGAAATTAGCAGTCTGTCCGTCATTTGATGTTGGTGTTATGATAGATTTAGCATCTTGTTCTGTTAATCCGAAAATAAGTATCAACATATTGATTTTTTGTTGCGCAGAAAGTGTCGTGTCTATGACAATCTGCTGAAGTGCTTGTGTTCCTCCTACTCCAAGAACCTCGACAAGCAATTTTGTTGCAGATGTTTTCTCTTCTTGTGGTGGAAGATTCAACAACAACTCTCTTCGCTCGTTCAATGTCATGTCCTTTAGCAATTCTGGAGAATCTTTTATTGTTGTTGCACTTGCAGTTATTGGAATGATAGAGAAATTCTTTGTCGGATTGTGTTCTGGAGCATACCAGTATTCAAACAATTCAGAGAATACTGCTTCCATCAATATGCGTTCATCTTTTATCACATCCGAATACATATTCTTTGCTTGTTCCCTTTCATTTTTTTCTCCCAATGCTCCAGTAGTAGGCACTCCTAGTAATATACTAGGAATCTTAAATGCAGTTATGATGTTTTTCCTTACAGATTCCTCTGTATATTGAAAAACTGAATCATTGATGTTGTTTTCTACCTTTATCAATTCTGGCTTTGCTTCATCCTGCTCACACTCCACAAGCATTAAAGAAGCTGCATTGCGTGAACCTTGAAATGTCTTGAGGTTCTGAACGAAATCTTCTCTGTCTCTATTGTCATCGAATCTTCCCTTGTGAACATACAAGTGAGAAGCCATGAAATTTGTTGTAACTACACGATTCTTGAAGTATTTCAACTCTCCATCTGTTTCGCAATCTTCTATGATTGAATCTATGATTGAAAGTGGATAATCATCTGAATCGCCTACATAGTAGAACACTTGTCCATTGTAATTTTCAATCCCTCCTGCCAATTCAATCTGCGCTGCTACTACTTCTGGCTTTGGATTGTATACATTTATCTTGTGCTTGAATTTATCATCTATCGTTCTCCTTTTTTTCTTTCCCCAATCATCATAGACTACAACATATGGAGAATATCCGATATCATCTGGCTCACTCAATCGCACATATTCAAACGGAACATAATTCAATTCTACAATTTTGAATTCTAGATTGTAATTTATATGAATCGCAAATCCTTTATAGAGCGAAAAATCCTCTGTGATTTTTCTTAACAACCTATCGAATGTCCATCCTTTTCTATTTACAACAGAACCATAGAATACTGGTTCAGCGAATCCCTCTCCTCTGATATATTTTCCATATGTATCAATACAAGCCTTTGTAGTTGAAGAGCCGAACGCAATCAATCGCATTCTTTGTGGATATGCATTGTCTATGTCATACTTGAGTATTCCTTGAGCAGTATCAAGTTTGACATCAATGCGTGAATCAAGTTGTACTATCGTTGACTTCATTTCTTTTTCTTTTTGCCTCTTGGCTTTTTGATTTCTGTTGCTTCAACTGGTTGTATCTGCTCAACAGATATTTCTTGCTTCGGCAATTTCTCAAAACGGACAGAGCATTGAGGAATCAATGACAATATCTCTTCAGCAACTTCATCTGTTAAATTCATATTTGAATACATAGCAGATGTCTCTGGGTGAATCAATATCACTCCCTGCTTCAATTTGTACTTTGTTGCTTTTGCTCCATCTAGTTTCATAACATTTGGATTCTTCATATGTGAATTTATTTTGTAGTATGCATTTCTTATATCTCCTCCACAAGTTACGCATAATTCTTTGCCAAACATCTCACGATATGCGTTCGCTAATATGACAACATTCTCTTTTTTTGAGAGGTCAGTCATTCTCAACTCCAATGCTTTGTTGATTATTTCTTCATTCATGTTGTAAAGATAAAAAAGGAGGCACATATGATGCACCTCCTTTCCCAATCAAACGAGCCAAACAAATTAGAGCAATGCTTCTACTAGTGCTTTTGTTGTTGCGTAGTCTGTGTCAAAGATAGATGCTGGAAGATTTCCCTCTTTAGCAAATTCACTTGACTTCAACTGAACATTGAATGCACCAAGAACTTCAGTATCTCCGACAGACCTTTCAAGAACTTCAACATAAAGACCTGCATCTGCACCATACAATTCAAATGCTGCATTTCCAGTTGCTCCCTTGTAGTTATTCTCTACGATTGCGACTACTTTGCCCTGCACAAGTTTCTCAAGTTGCTCCTTAACATCTGGAGTAGCATCAAAAACTTTGAAAGTAATCTCATGGTCATACGCAGTTGCGTATCTCTTTTTGTTGAGAGTCTGCTTTGGTTCTACGGATTGTTGCTTTCCCTCAAATGCATATCCAACTTTTCCTGCTACCATTGTAATCGCTTCAATGATTTGTGGATTGGTGATGTTCTTTGTATAGGAAGCAATCTCGTCATAGTTGATAAGAATGAGTCGGTCATTCGCTCCACCGATTAACTGGTTGGAACAAGAGAGTGCGACTCCTGCTGTTATATTACTACATACTGGCATATCTGTATCTGAATTTAAGAGTTAAAATTAATAAGCAACAATAGCCATGAAGTCATGCATCACTTTCACATCAAGTTTGTATCCACCTTTCATGTGATTGATTTCAGTAACATCATCCAAGAATACTTTGAAATCTGTAACGGCAGAAGCAGAGTCAAGTCCAACCATCAAATTCTCTTTGGTTGTCAATACTGCACGATGTGGAAGAACCCATTTAGTTCCGTTGTTCATGTCTGAATCAATAGACCTATCCCATGCATCAACTGCGATGATTGGAACTCCACGATACATATCAGTCTTGAATCCTTTCTCTTGGCGAACGAAAGACATATCAATGTCCTTTGTTTCTTTATATGTCAACCAGTTGTCAAACATTGAAGATGTGCAAAGGAACATCTTGTTGGCTTCAGACTTCAAGCGAGAGTCAGCTTGTTCCAACATCTTTCTGAAAGTATCATATGCATCAGTCGCTGCTAGTGCTTGAGTCGCATATGTTGCGTTCGCATTCACAGAGATTGCAACTTTCTTCATTGTCGTTGCAGTAACGGCATCGAAGATTTGTTTCCAGAATCCATCAATAGCATCGTAGAAAGGAACATCACCTGCTGAATTCAAGAATCCACCAGAGCCGATTGTGGTTGCAGCTTTATCACCGAACCAAGCAAGTCGCAGAGCATCTTCCTTAACTGCACTAGTCAGAACTTCCATAACAAAGTCAATGAAATCACCTTTTGTCAAATCATACTTTGCGATTCCTTTGCTCAATCCCCATACAAAGAATGTTTGCTCAAGGTCGGAAGCACATTGATTCAACCAGATTTTTACTGGAGTCGGGTCCCAGTATTTCTCTGTGATTTCAATTTCTTTTGATAGAACTCCAGTACCACATCCAGCATCTTTCTGTGTTACTTTATTCAAGCGACCAAGAAATGCGATTTGTTGCTTCGCTACAATATCTTGAACGATTGTGTGGAACTCTGTAATTTCTGGAGTGTAGAATGCTGGTTCAATGATACCAGCCATTGCTTCTTTACCATTGAATGCGATTGGTGAACCACTAATTAAACTTGCCATGATTTTCTATTTTTATTTTTGTTGTTAGTTATTTTTTATTTTCAGTCAATGATTTTTTGCGAAGTGCAACACGAGATGCAACATCATCCATTGCTTCATTGCGCTTTGCTCCTGCATCTCCAGTCCGACCTTGTGGAACAAATCCACTTGAAAGATTCTTGATGCGAGATTGAATCTGTGTTACTTGCTCACGCAATTCGCCAATGCTTGATTTCAATTCTATGTTTTCCCTTTCCAATTCCTTATTCTGAACAGATAGTTTTGTGTATGCATTAACCAGTTCAGCCATCTCCTCTTCTTTTTTCTTTTTCTTTTCCTCTTCGTGCATGGAATCTTCTACTTCTATTTTTTTCATTTCAGCGATTTTTCCTCCTGCAACTACAATCATAGTTCCATCGGACAACATATGCTCACCATCTGGAGCAGGTTCTCCATTGATAGTAACTGCATCCCCTACTTTGGGTTCGCTTTCTGTTGTTTCTACTACGATAGGTGTGCCATCCTCTAGTGTGAGGTCAAGAGCGACTATATTGTTAGACTTTCCATCGAGGAATGACAACACCCGATTCAATGCATTTTTGATAGTTGATACTTCTTTCATTTTGTGGAATATATTTTGATTTGAATTTAGATATGCTTTCGCATTTATGGTCTGGACTATGTCTGTGATGAATTTCATTTCCATCGCCTCTGTTGCGCTCAATGTGGTTTCTGCTTCCATCATCTTTGCAATCAATTCCCTATCTCCTCCAGTTTTCAGAACATAGAAATCTAATAGCTTATCTTCTGCTTGTTTGATTTCATATGCTCTCTTTGCATAGTCATTAGCAGTATATCCACTCATTCCATCTGGCTCTCCCCAAGGATTGTGAATGAAGAATTCACTATTGCTAGTCATTTTCCTATCTGCACCAGCTAGAGCGATTACGGACGCAATAGAGGCACAGAGTCCCTCAATGATTGTGGTTATGTGAAACCCACTTGTAACAAGGAGGTCGTGAATTGCGAATCCCTCATTGACATCTCCTCCTCTTGAATGGATATGTACAATGATTTCTTTTGCGTTCGCATTATTTGCTTGGTTCAGTTGTTGTGCTACTTGGCTAACAGATACAGAGCCGAACTTCTGTGCGAACTCCGATTGGTCGTTGTAGATGTCTCCGTATATGTATATATGATGCTGAACCATTAGGACAAAGAAATATGATATATGATTGTATTTACTGAATCATTTTATGCAGTCGCATATCCCATCACAGAAATCGCTTTGTAGATTGTGCGTTCGCATACATTTGTTGTGAGTGCCGTTTGCCTTATTGCATCAGTTGTCTTGTAGTTTCTATCTTTATAGAACATGAATTTAGAATACAATTCATAGTAGAGTAATACTTTGGGAGACATCAAACCAGCGTTAAGCAATATGCTCAATGTGTTTTGTTTTTTCAATTCAGTTATCAAATCAAATAGTCGCACCTTGTTCAATGTTAGTTGTGATTGTCTGTGTGCTTGTGATTTCACTTGCACTTGCTACGATAGTAACTTTCTTCAATGCACCATCAAATGCATTCACGATTGTATCCTCATTGATTTGTGGAATCGCTTGTGTTAATTTGAATGCACTTGTAAATCCTCCATCAGCAAAAGGCATTGTTTTCTTATTTATCCTCATTGCCTCTAGTGAACTAACGATTGGAGATATCTGTGGATTATTTGTCATCCATTTCGGAATGACATATTCTCCTTCATGCACAACTCCTGCTACTCTGAAACCAGTATTGTCAGCAGGGAACATTCCATTACCAGTATATCCACCAGATGCAAATCCTTTTCCTGCCGATGTTATTTTTGCAACTGCTGCTGCTGCTCTCGCTATTGCCAATGCCGTATATGCAGATGCTAATCCTGCATTGAATGGAGCAGAATATACTCCTGCTTGAGCAGTTGATTTTCCTGCTCCAGCCCAATATCCTTGAATCTCTTGTTGCAAGTTTATTCCCACTTCAGCAAGAGCAAGAAGTTTGAGCAATCCAGCATTCTTCTTTTGTGCATCCTGACCTATTTGTAGAATCGTAGCAAATGCTTGTATCCCTGCGATAGCAGTCTTTGCATTCTCCTCTTGTATCTTTCTCAATGCTTCTGCTCTTTCTTCATCGGATTGTGTTCGTGCTTGGTTTCCCGCAATGGTTGCATCTGTCAATGCAGTTTGATATGCTATTTCTGAATTCAATACTGCTGCTTGTGTTTCCGTTGCTAGTGTAACTCTGCTGACAACTCCTTGCGCTTCTATCTCTGCAAGTTCTAATTCATATGCAGTCTTTGATATTTTACCAGATTCGTACTGCTCAAGAAGTAGTTTCTTTTGCTCGGCTATTGAGTCCTCTAGTATTACTGCTTTTTGTAGTTCTGTTTGTGCAGCAAGATTCAAATCCTCAAGCGCATATCGTTTTTGATTTTCTGCTCTTCTGATGTTGGCTTCGTTTTCTGTTATTTCCTTATTCGCTACTGCTAACTTGATAGCATTCTCTTCATCTGCTCTTGCTTTCAAGTTCGCTTGTGCAGTCGCTTGTGCAGTCTTTTGTATTCTGTCTTGTGCTTTAGCAAAGTTTTCATCTGCTATTTGCTTATTGACATCATTCAACTGGTTGGCTATATCCAACTCAATCGCTTTTTTTATTTGCGCTTCTTTTTCTCCAGTATTTTTTATTTCATCAATTCTTCTTTGTCCCTCAAGCACAATCTGTGCAATCGCCCTTTGATTTGCATCTTGTATGAATAGCAATTCCGAGTCAGCCAGTTCTTGTTGCAACTCTTTTTGTTTTGCATTGTACTCCTCTGCTTTTGCTCTTCGTTCATCCCTATTCTCTTTGTCAATCTCATTTAGTGTTGCTTGTTTATTTTTTTCAGCAGCTACAATCAAATCTTGGTTTCCTTTTGCATTAGCAACATCTTGTTGGAATTGTTGCTCTGCTTGGTCTTTCCTTAATTTAGTTGCATCCTTTCCTTGAGATTCAAGCAATCTTATTTCTGCATCAATCAATGCTCGTTTTCCGTTCGCAATATCTTGATTGACTTGTAATATGATTTCTTTTTTCTGCCTCTCAATTTCTATTTGTTTCTTTGATGATTCTCCAACTAGCTTTAGATATTCCGTTTCTGCTTGAGCCAGTTCCTCTTTTTGTTCCTTTGATATTTTTCCAGTCGCTTTTGCTATGTCTGCTTCTTGTTTCGCTATATCGAATCTCTCTTTTGCATTAGCCAGTTCTTTAGCAAGAATTGCATTCTCTTTTGCTCCTGCTTCATCAAGCAACTTGATTCGCTCCTCTTCTGACAGGTTTCTGTCTTTTGCGCTTTGTATCAACTTGTCAATTTCGTTTCGTACTTGAGCAGCTTCTACTTTGTATTCTCTTTCTGCTTCAGACAACTCTTGACTTCTTCGCTTTGCGTCTGCTGCTTTTTGTGCGTATGTTCCGATGTTTGATGCAGTATCTCCAATCGCTTTTGCATTCTCTTTTATCGCATCCGTGTCGCCAGTAAATATCCCTTTGATAATTCCAAAGACACTACTCAATATCTTTGTCAATCCATCAACTACTGCTTTGATTCCTGCGAATGCTTGTTCCCATATCTTCAGCAATCCAGAATTTGATTTGACCAATTCAGAAAAGAATCTTATCGCTTCAGTAATCAATCCAAGTGGATTTGCTTTGACTGCTGCTCCTATTCCATTGATTCCATTCTTCATCAATCCTGCTCCTTGAGATACAACTCCAAATGCAGGACCAAGTGCGCCAAGTTGTTTTCCTATCTCACCAGTGCTTCCGAATGCTTCTTTGATTGCATCTGCATATGTTCCGACAAGAGAGCGATAATCTCCGACTCCTTTGTTGAATTGGTCTAGTGCATCTTTTTTCTTTTTGAGTTCTTCTGCTGCTTTTCTATATGCATCGGACATCTGGAATGTTCCATCTTTGTTCTTTACCAAAGTCCCTTGCATTGTTTTCAATGCAACAACTCCATCCTCATATTGTCTTAACAATAACTCATACGAACCCTCTGCTGCATTCTGTGCTTGTGTTGCAGTCTGTATCTGTTTTTGATATTGAGAATACTGCGTATTGAGAACTTTGAGTTGCGCTTCATTCCTTGCTATCTCCTGCGAAATCTTTTGAATGTCTTGCGCCCTATTTTCTTTGAATGCCAAGTCCAATTCTTTTTTCAAATCTTGGTTGGCTTTTTTCAATCCCTCTGTTTCTCCTTTAATCTTTCCAAGTTTATCAGCAAGACCTTTGTCTTGGATAACTATGTCAACAACTACTATCTCTTGTGTCCTTGCCATTATTAAATAAGTCTTAACATTTGAACTTTAGTCATTTTTCCCTCTACAAATCCATCTATCTTGTTCACATAAAAATATCCTTGATGCTTTCTCACATATACTGGTCTATATGAATCGAAGCCGAGAAAGTCTTGTGGAGTCAACCAGAAGAAATCTTCAATCATTTCATAGTTATTCAATGCTCGTATCAATTCAGCATAGTCATTGTTGATTGCGTCTTGCATATTCAATTCCCTGCCAGTTCCGTTTCCAGTTGTGTTATCGAAATACGCATATGGCAAATCTGTTGAGATGGTTGTTGTCGTTCCATCATTTATATTTACTCCAGAGCCATTTGGTTTTCTGTATATATTCAATATCCTTGCTTTGTATTTTGTTTTCCAGAACTCATTTGCAAGATATGTATCTCCCCAGACTGGCATATTCGGAATTCTGTCTCCGTTCAATCTTGTGATTAGTGGAGTAGCTGCGAATTGACAAGTCAATGCAGTTTTTCTTGCTTGTAATGATGTATCATCTATGTTGAAATATGCGTTCCCATATCCCTTTGGAACATCTGTATCCTCTGTGAATAGCATATCATTTCTTTGTGCGTAGTTGCTATGCCATCTTATATTCGGAGTTCCTGCGTCTACTTTGTCGCTCCAATCGTATGCGTATGGAATGTTGTCATATATGTCTTTGAATGAATAGACTTTCAATGTTTGCGAATTGCTATCGGCATCATATATCAAACAGAATCGTTGAGCCATTGCTTTCATAAAGTCCTTTTGACTCATGTCTGGCATATTCTGTGAGATTCCCCAGTATCCATTGTACGGAACTGCATATCCTTGTCCATCTGGAATTCCTCTTGTGTTTTGTATCTGTATTTTCGTTTGTTGCTTTAGAATAAACCCATAGAAAGATTGATATTGAGATGGTGGAAATGCTTGATTGAGATTACTTGGATTGAATGTCCATTGGTTATTCAGCCAACTTGAATAGAAACCAGAAAAATCTTTTTGTTGTGCGCTTGAACTACGCTCAATCACCAAGCATACTCTTTCATCTTTGTATATAGTTACATCTGCTTTGTTGAAGTTTTTTGCTCCATGTGAAAAATAGTGAACACCATATCTCCACTCTGCTAATGTTCTGTAACTATTATTTGGTGATGTTGGATTTGAACCATAGGCAACCAACTTGACTTTGCTCATGTATTGAATCGGAAACTGCAATTTGATTTCTGCAATAGGAATGCCACTAACATTTCCCATTCTTTCGAAGATTACATTTCCTTGAGCAGTTGATATTGATACGGCTATGTCTGCAATGAAATCTGCTTTTGCTACTGGACATTTGAAAGTGCCAATCGTAGTTCCTCCTCCAGCACCAGTCAACTTCCAATAGTTTCCCATTGGATATGACATTGTCTGAACTTGGAACGCATCATCTAGGTCAGTCGTATCAAACGGAACTATGAACTCTGTTGTTGATGCTCCAGTTGTTACACCAGATGGCATTCCAACAAATCCAGATGCGAATGGAAATCCTATCGCTGCAATGCATGATTCTTGTGCAAACGGAGCAAAGAACTCTGAAAAGATATCGTTGTTAGTTGCTCTTTGTGTTACTCTCAACCTATCAGTAGAGCCATTGTTATATGCTAACGGAATTATTGAATCTATGATGGGTTGCGTATTAAGAACATCTCCCTCTATTTTCCATCCTACTTCAGATGCAATTTTTTCCATGAGCCATCTTCCGAATACACATGGAATCATAGTCGCTGCATTGATGTCCCTGCTATTTTCTGAATAGCCAGTTGTGTCCTTTGTGCTATTTATGAATGGATAAATGTATCCAGATGTCCAATCAAATGCTCTTGAGCCGACTATATTTACTTTGTTGAAGATATGTTCAAGTGCAACCATATACAAGTCGGACAATTTTTTTCCCTCTATCAATGTGAAGAAATTTGTTGCACCAGAATAGAACACACATTTGTATTCTTTGTCCTCTGTATTTACAACCAACCATCCATCTGTTGATGCGCCATATTGTTCTAATCTTGCTTTGAGTCGTGCGTGTTTATTTGTTAGCAGTTGCGAATTTGTTGCAGTTCTTGGAAGGGAGAATTGATTTGAATAGTCTGCTTGTCTGTCTTTCAATTCAGCGATGTCATTGACTTGTCTTGATAGTGTGATGATAGTATCCTGCTTCAAGTCAAGAGGAATTCCATCAACATATAAATTCAACGGCTTCATAGGATATGTACATAGTTTTCTACTAATTCAATAGTCATTTCAATCTCATGCATTCCGTTTCCAGTTTCATAGTATTTAAATGAGCCTTCTTTTATGTTTATCGTTTGCCAGATGTGTCCTGCCTTTCCATCAAATTTAATCCACATCTGTACGAAATTTGATACAGATAATCCTATCAATCCTTTGATATCATTCAAGTCTAGGAATTGCGCTCCAACTACCATTGTCGGCTTGTCTGATTTTGTTAGAACAGATTGTTTTGTATCTGTGTCAAGACCTATGAAATATGGCTCGTATTTTTGTACTTCTCCAACAACACTTCCGATTGTCTGCGTCTTGCTGAATAACCAATAGTTCATCGCTCCTTTGCGACCTTTCCATGCAACATAGACTGGATTCTCTTTGCACTTGTTATCAAGTTTGACATTCATTGTCTGCATTATCTTCCCAGTCTGCAAGGGAGGAGGATTCGTAATGTTATCTTCTACATAGCCAGTATCCACATACAATTCATCCACATAAAGATTGTCATTTAATGCATTCGCTTCAATCCATACATCAATGCTTGTATCTGAATCTGCGTATGTGCTTTTGAGAATAAGTCTGTGTTCTCCTTTTGTGTAGTCTACAAGTTTGAATGTATTTATCCCTTGAGGAATGTTGTTGAAATTCTTTATCTGCTCTTTGCTTGATGCTGCTCCTCCTTTCATGCTTTCATGCATGATGAAACCAATGTCAAATGGATATCCTTTGAACTTTGTGGGTCTCTCAAAGTCGCTTATGAATTTGCCTCTGTTTACATCTGCTGGAATAGTAGCATACACACAAAGATGCTCAAGCATATTTGTATCATACTTGCTTTGTATCTGCCTGACAGAATTTGTTGCATAGTACAACTTCGGCTCAATATATACTGGACTGACATATGATTCTACTGAACACTTCCAGATTGCTCCTTGTGTATTGCTTGTGAACCTTAATTCAAATTCTTCATTGTTAGTTATAGGAGTCCAAAAGAATGTCTGAACTCCACTTGTGGTTGTAGTGTATATCGCAGGACCACCAAGAGATGGCTCAACAACAAATGAAAAAGCCGAACCAACATTTATTGGTTCTACTCTGACTCCAATCGTTACCAGATATGTAACTCCTCCGAGCAAAGGTGGATTAGTGATGAATGTCGGAACTGCAACTCCACCACTAGGGTCGCCAGTAGTAATAAGTTCAAATCCATTTACTCCAGTTGGATTGGTAGTCATTAGTGCTAAATTCCATCCAGCAGAATTTCCAGTAGAAAAATCATTGTTGAAAATGAATTGACCAAATGTTCCTCCAGATACACTTCCTCCATCTATTGAAACGAATGTTGGAATGTATGGCTGACCAACATATCTTTCTCGCACTTCCAGTCTGTATTCTGTCCATGCATATCTGTCATTCCAATTCGTAGATGAATATGTATTCTTGTTTTTCTTTTTCAATTCACGCATCGCATATCCATGTGGTAGAGCATATCCTACTCCACTCAAATCTGGATAAACTGGGAATGGCTCATGTGTTGTCTCTACATTGGAAACACTATTGATTGTAATGACACGGAACTCCATGAAGTACCCTTTGAAGTATGTCATGTTATTGACATATCCAAGATTTGTCAATCCAGCGAATGTCAGATTTGTTAATACTCTAGTCTTTCCTTGACCAGTATAGTTCACATTCAGTTGAGAGATTTCTGTTACTTGATTGTAAAGAGGAACATATATTGAATCTCCAACACTCCATCCTATTGATGCGCTATCAAGAATTTCAAATGCAAGTTTATTTGGAGTAACACTTGTATCTGCGAACGCATTAACCACATTCGCATCCTTGCGTTGAAATTTGAAGTATGTTGAATTGTGAACACTATTCCAACTGCTGTCTTGTGTTGTTGGTGCTTGTGTTGTTGGAGTTCTAGGAGTAGCTAGTATTTGAATCATTTTGTTATATCTTTTGTTATTCTCTCAATCTCCGATGTTGCTTGAGCCGATTGAAATTTAGCAAGTGTCTTGAGCAATAATGTTATGCTCTCTCTGTTTATCACATCAGAATATATTTTGCGTTCGGATTTCTTATGCCACGAAACTCCTTGTCTGTGTATCTTCCGTGCAATCACATATGCCATTGACTCTTTCGTGTATCCATCCCAGACTGCAACTGGCTTCACTTTAATCCACTCAAGTATTCTCTCTCTTAATGTTGGAACACTTGCTTCTTGAGACTTGGTTGCTCCACGACCTTGTTCAAAATACTGAACATAGTCTACTGCAAAGATTTTCATTCCCAATGGGTCGGTCTGATATCTGAATCCTTGCTCCATGTTTCCAGATGCTTTGTATTTTCTTGCATTGGATTTCATTTTGTCAACAGATTCCCTGCCGAATTTCTGCAAAGTCAATTCTGTTATTTTGAGTAGAGCCATGTTTCTAGCACAATGGTTGTGGTTCGTATATTACTATGTCAAATTTCAACATCCATCCACACAGATTTTCATCAAAGATGTGGTAGTTCGGCTCTCTGTTTATGTTGTCAAGCATCTTCACATCATTGTGAATAGAAAGTTTCTTGATGAATGAACCAGTCAACAGATGCATATCATACAAATGTGCTTCAATCTCCTCTTGTGTTGACCTCATTGGACACAATGTTAGAAAGTCCATCACGCATTCGTATGTGCTTTCTATGATTGCATACTTATTTGTATCACGGATGTTGACTGGATACAGATATGCTCTGGGAAATTTCTTTTCTGATTCGTAGATTCCTCTCCTTGTCTGAAGATTTGCATACGAACGCAATCCGTGTCCGAATGGAATTGTCAACTCACCACATACTTCTCTCAATATGTTGAGCAGTTTCATTTGTGGCTGAACTGGTATGTCGTTTCTTGCACTCATTGTTATCTGTATCTGCGTGATTTACTTTCTGCTTCCCTTATTGCATTCGATTGTATTCGCCTATTGAACATCGCTTGTTCTTTGTTCATCAACAACTTTATGTATATGGTATTGTATTCGATATAAAGCACAGAATCATACTTCAGCACATCACCATTAGCAAGTGCATCTATTAGATTCATGACTCCGAACTTATCAAAGTTCTTAATTCCTGCCGAAACCTGCTCCGAAGTTGGTTGCGTAGATAGACTTTCTGACTCCACTTTAATGATGGCAGACAACTGCTCAAAAAAAAAGTTCCGATTGGAAGCGCATCTGTGATTTTCATTCGCATGATTGTGGGAATGAATGCTCGTATCTTCTCTTCTGTATATTCTTTGTCTCCAGTTGCAGTTGAATACAGATACACGGATAACAAATACGGAATCGGAGCATATGTGTTCATCTTGCCCTCTATCATCGCATTGATTTCTTGTTGAGCCATCACTTTCTGTCCCCATGATTCTTTCTTCAAGTCAGTCGGAACTTTGCACCAAGTATCATTGATATAAACTTCATTCGGCATCTTCCACTTTGAGAAGTCTGGAGGCGATTGTGTGAAGAAATACAATTTAGAAATCACTCCCTCTATTGCTTGTTCTGGTATATTGTAGCAATACTCCCTGCTGAATCCAGTTACTATTGACATCATTTCAATAGCATCCATCTTCTTTGTCTCTATGATGCGAATGAATTGCTCTAATGTCAAATCTTCCCACATCGCAGGGATTTCAATTTCCTGCTCATTGATTACCTCTCCGTTCTGCTTGTGTCTCTTAACCTTTGCCGTGTGCATCTTTCAACTTTTCTTGTATGTGTTTATTCATTTGAAGTCTACGCAATGCAAGATGCCGACGCAATCTCTTTGAGTTGTCTCCTCCGACTGGCTTCTTCTTTTTGAATAAAGAGCCGAGTCCGATGCGTTCGCATATTTTTTGAAACTTGTTCATCGAATCAAATATAATCATTTGAGAAGTCCATCTGTATCAATGACTCCAATAAATTCAATTCGTGTATGACAACTCCACATGAGTTCGCCAGTAAATAACTGCACGATGTACCAATTTTCTAGATTGACTTCTTCATATGTGAATCGTGTATCTTGAACAAGCAACCATTCTTCTTTTGTCAGTACAGAATCATCTATATCTGGAAGTCTCCAATAGTTTGAATATACTGCTATGACCATTCCTTCCTGCTCTGGATTGTTATGACTGCGAACACAATCTCCTGCCTTGAGCATTGTCATATTAGTGTGGTCTTTGGTGCTTTGATTCTATTATCCAACACAAGATGATACATAGCATATCTCATTGCATCCATCAAGTGGTCATTCACTTTGACTGGTTCATCTATTGGCTTATCGCTTGAATCTACTTTCCATTTGTAGTTGCGAATCTCTTTCACAAGTTCTGTTCCGTATGCATATATGCGAACGGATTTGCATTTGTCTATTCCGACTTTGACTTCTTTCTTCGCTGGTTTCACATTGAATCCCGCTCTGTTAAGTTCTGCGATTCTGTCTGGCTCTGCACTATCAGCATATATAGTTGAGCGCATCGGAACTAGTTGCTTAATTAATTCAATCAAATCATTGTTGGTGAGATGTGATTGATATATGACTTGCTCTACATACATTCCTGCATCTATGCGAACGCATTTAGCCAATGCAGTCGGATTGTTGAATCCAAAGTCTAATCCGTATGCAGTTTCTCCTTGTATGTTTTTTTTATCTGTCTCTTCCCAATTCGTGTAGATTGTCGCTCCACTAACTCCTCGCTCACCTAGTCCGTAGATTTTCCAATAGTTGACATCCTCAATCTGTAATCTTTCAATCTCTTGTATTTGTGTTGTGTTTAGATATGGATTGTCTCTGTATGTAGTCCGATAGAAACATGAATCCTCCCTTGTAATTACATTATCGTATATCCAATGATATTCTTCCGATGGATTGTAATCAAGAATCACCTTATCTGTTGTTCGCAGTAACAACTGGCGAAAGTCCTCATAGGTTAATTCATTAGCTTCATTGATGAATAGAATATCCCTCTTGCGACCTCTGACTTTCTGTGGTTGGTCAAGACTGATAAACTCAAATGTGGTTTCGTGTAAATAGTATTCTCCGACTGACTTGTTATGAGAATCCTCTGCATACATCCCAATGCTTTCAAGTATTGAGATGAAGTCTCGCATCGCAGTTGCTTTCAATGCTGGTAGTGTCTTGCGACAGATTGTAACTATGCGACCTTGCATCCCTGCGATATGCGAACGCATAGCAGTCTCAATCAAGAACTGGAGAATTGAATAAGTCTTTCCACTTCGTGTCCCTCCTTGATTGACTGCTATGCGCTTTCCACTTGGAAGAAAGTTCGTAGTGATATCATAGTATGTACGACTATGCTTGTGCATTATTTTTATTCGCAAATAATTCTCCCCAATCGAATGACCGAAGTTCCTTTCCATCTGCTCCAGTCAACTCTGTGCGCTCAACATATCCTCGCTTCTTTCCTTTTGTCTTTAGAAAAAAGATTGTCGCAATAGTGTCTCCCTCTTTTATTCGCTTATGCAGATGCGCCTCTACAAAGTCAATCACAAGTTCTTCCAATTCTTTGACTGCTTCCTTGTATTGATTGTCATCTCGCATCCAATCATAGTGAGTTCTTCTATGTATGCCGACAACATTACAAGCAGTCGTTACATTATTCAATGTGCGAACCAATGTATTAAGCATTGCTCTTTTTTTTGGATGTGTGAAATGTGCGTACGCATCTTCCTCAATCCGTATCTCCAATGCCTCTTCTGGATTTGCGTTCGCACTTTCTATATCAGTTTTCTTCTTTGCCATTCTTATTGAACCATTGAATTGCTATCTGATTTGCTATCTGTGCAGTCATTACTGGTGGAACACTCATTCCGATTAGATACTTTGCTTCTACATTTTTGAATTTGTAGTCTTGTGGGAATGAACCTATATGACAAAAATCTTCTTTGCTTGCCTCTACGAATTTATCATGATAGATATATTCATTTCCACTGACTATTGTAGGCGCATATGCATTCTTCGATAGTAACACTCTTCCAAAAGATTTCTTCTTTCCTTCTTCTCTAAAGCATATATCACTATAATCTTTATCTGTTGGCTTTCTTTTTAACCAATCAGAATACAGCTTTCCGTTTTTTGGTAGTTCTTGATTGCTATTTAGGAAACTCATATTGATTGCTGGTTCATTGAATATAAGTTTCAATGGTTTGTAATTTAGTTCCTTTTTATATCCGATAAAAAACACTCTCTCTCTTTTTTGCGGAACTCCCATTGATGCAGCATTGAGACAAAATACTTGAACAACATAACCTGCATCAGTCATTTTCTGAACTATCTTCTTTGAATAGAACTTTGCGTTGCCTGCAATAATCCCCTTTACATTCTCAAGTATGAATACTTTTGGCTTCAGCTTTATTATTGTATCACAATAAACAAATACTAAATCATCAAGTGTTTGTACTGATTGTCCCTCTCTGAATTTCTTTTTCTTTCCCCAAGCATCTTCTCTACTTCCAGCCATTGAAAAAGTTGAACAAGGTGGCGAACCATCAAGAATGTCCAACGAATACAATTCATCAGGTAAATCCGTTCGCATATTGAATTTCCTTATGTCTTCGTGATATAGATATTTCGGTTTGTGATTCTCTTGATAGACTTCAACAATTTCTTTATCTATCTCAACACCTCCTAGATGTTCATATCCTGCAAGTTTGTAACCCATTGTTGAACCACCACCACAGATAAATGTTCCAAAGACTTTTAATCCGTTCGTGTTTTTCGGATAGCCGTTTGACAGATTCCACTTGTACGGATATAGATGCTTATTCATTGCCTAATAGTTTCCATACAGCTTGTTCGGGAGTTGATGCAATCTTGCTTAATTGCTCACGAACTAGATGGTATTCTTCTTCTGTATATTTCAACTTGATTTCCATTGTATCTGCAAATTCAGATACATCTATTTCTTCATTCTTATCTCCATATTCTACAGATTCAAATTTAGGTACAATCAATCCCCATTCAGATAGGTCTGCTGAATCCCATTCGTTCGCTAACATATCCCAATCCCATTCTCCTTTGCTCACATTGTCCTTGATGATGAACTCTCGCTTTTGCTCTTCTGTTGCATCTGTGATTCTAACAATATAAACATCTGTATATCCCAGTTCCAATGCTGCTTTGTATCGCATATTTCCACCAAGTATGATTCCATCTTCATCTACTATGATAGGTCTTGCTTCCATCATCTTCGGGAAATTGCGAACGGATGCAACTAGTTCTTTGAACTCTTTCTCCTTTATGTATCTAGGATTGCTTGTGTTTCCTTGTATCTGTGATACAGAAACTTTTTCGACTGGATGTATTTTCATGGCTTATTTATTTTCTTCTTCTTGTTTAAGTATGCGTTCACTCCATCTCAATGCTGGTTCTCCTCCCCACAATAGATAGGAGATAGTTCCACAAGCAGTAGTATCATCTGGATTGTAATACTCTTTCGCCCTGCTTAAATATGAATACATCCTTTTGATTGTGGTCAATGAGATTGGCTCTCTGTTTGCCAGTTGTTGCGCTCTCACTTTTCCGACTTGAGTTGCACACTTGTTATTCACTTCCTTGTTCAATCGGATTCCTCTTTCTGCTTCTTCGCTTATTCCTTTTGGATAATCTGTGAATGTTTTCTCTGCCATCTTCTTTTCGTATCTATCACGGATTGTATCTGAATACTGAACACGACATATCGCATATCGTTGTTTCTCGCTTGTGTATTCCGTTCGCATAGTTTCATCGGACATACATCTATTGATGAATTCGCTTTCGCTTTCTGATTTATATGGCTTTGGTATCGGCATGGATTGAAGAGATTAGAATTTCCTTGTCTAGTTTCATTACATTGCTCAACTTGTTTATTTCATCATCGCTCAATATGTGTGGTGCTTTCAATGAGAAGTAGAATTTATTTCTATTTACTCCACTCTCTTTTATCAAGTGTTCTTTTTTTAAGCCAGTTGATTCAACTAGTGCTTTGAATTTGGTCATTGCTTCCATTTGTTTAAGGGACATTCTGCGTCTATTAATTTTGTTTTGATTTTCATTACACATCCACATAGGTATTTCTTCTCTCCATCCGTGTCTGTTATTTCATGTCCTATGATTGGAGTTCCACAAGTTCCTGCTTTCGTGAAATGCTCACACGACTTGCATATCTTGTATCTTTGTTGTGATAGTTTCATATGCCAAAAATATGTAATCACAAATCTATATAGATGCATCTGTTGATAAATTTATATCCGGATATGCGTTCGCAATTCACACTCCTCTTGTGTTGTTTTGTTTATCCTCTGTCTTTTTGTTTCTCTTGTGTTCATCTATTCTTCCCTCTATGTATTTGTTGTGTATGTATCTAATCGTGTCAATCTTTACTCCTAGCAGTTGTGCTATTTCATCATAGCGCATGGAATTGTCGTTGTATAGAATTGCGACTCTATGCTCTATGTTTTCATCTATTCTCTTGAGTTCTTTGTATTGCTCTGTTACTCCATTGGGTTTTGTTCTTGGTCTCATACTTCTTCAATTTTGATATTGTAAATTGCTTCCACCAGTTTTCTTTTCAGATTGAACATCTGATATGCGTTCGTAGTTCTATATGCTTTTCGTGATTCTTCGCTCTTGAATGTCGGCTTCACATCCAGATACCTGCATCCTCTTTCGTATGTAACAACATAGTCGCAAACATAGAAACAGATATGAACTCCATTTACTTCAATCTTAATTCTGTGTTGTTCTGTGATATCCACAATCGCACCAAGTTGTGGATGCTGGATGTTCAATCGTTGTTGTAGTTTCAAATCTTCACCAACATTGAATTCTTTTTTGGAGTGCTTTCCTCCCACTCTTCTGTTCCTATACTTACTTGCGTGAATCATATTTTGCTTTATGTATTTTTTTTAAGAACTCTTTGTGTTGCTTCTTGTCTCCATACTCTTCATGGCATTTTCTACATAGTGCCATCAGGTTTTCTGGAGTATCCTTGTCATTGCTTCCTCCCATCCCTCTGGCTTCAATATGATGGATATCTACTGCTTGTCGTAGACAGACTTCGCAATAGATGAAATCGCTCGGAGCATATCCGAAGAAATGCAGATATATTCTTGTGTGCTTTTTCATCAACTGCTTCTTGCTACTATCAATGTCAATACGATTGCGCTGATGCACGAAACCACAATCCATCCCCAGAAGATGATATCATCCCAGTTTATTTTGTTGTTATCCATTTAGATATTCGATTAGTTCTACATAAATTGCTTTCCCTTTTATTACTTGTTCAGTAGTGCCATCTGGAAGTTCTAGGCATTTGTCTGATTCAATACATTCTTCAATCGTTAATTGAAGAGGATGGTCGAATCTTCTTTTCAATGTTTGCTTTGTGATATTTAATGCACTCGCATATTCCTCTTGTGTTTTGCCTCTCATTCTTACAAGTCTTTTGAGGTCAATCTTGTTTTCCATTTTGTATGTTTGATATTAGAATTTGTTTCTGTGCTTCCCTTTCCCCATCATCAATCGTGATTCTGTCTACAAGTTGTTTCACAATGAATGATTCTTTGTTGCGATAGTCTGAATGTGTTTCTGCTTTCAATACTATTTGATAATGCTCTGCCTTTGACCTTGCTTCCTCAATTATCATCTTCGCTTTCTCTATTGGCAAAGTAGATAGCATTCCATTGAATGCCTTATTCCAGCAGTAAATAAATGGCATTTCATTATTCTTGGAATAGTATGTCAGTAGATATTCATACGCATCTTTGTCTGACATCTCTGGTGCTTTAAGCAATAGCATATTCGCTTGTCGCTCCTGCTCTTTTTTTACTCTGCTATCTACGATGTGCCGATAGGAGTTCAAACATCGTGCGACATATTGCATATCAAATGTCCCATAGTGTTCTATTCCGTTCGCTACTGCGTATCTAAATGCTTCCTGCACATCATCGCTTGTGAAATTGCGATAGTATTTGAATACGAATCCAGACAATTCGCCAAGCATATTGACATCTGGTGCATTCTTTACTCCTAGAATTGCCGATGATTTCAATAGAGCCAGTTCAAACTGCGCTGACTTCTGCTTGTCATTGGTTTGAATACTTGTGTTTGAGTTGTTCATAGATATCGTTGTATGTTGTTTTCTGTTTCACTTCTTTCAATTCAAATACATCTGCCCATCCACTACGGATTGACTTGTCTACGATTGCAGTAGCAACAACTGGGTCATAGAGCGACAAATCATTCAGTCGCTTGACAAGTCTTGTCAATGCTCCAATAGTGTTTGGAACTTTCTTTGCTTGTCTGACTTCAAGATGTTCGCACAATGCTTCACACAATACTTCATCCTTGATTACATTGCGATAGAACTCTTGTGCTTTGTCAAGTGATACTGCTTTCTTTTTTGTTGGAGGATTTTCAATGATTGCTTTCAACTGCCATACTTCATCCTTGACAATTTCTGTCTTGACAAGTTCTGCCTTGACCTCTTCTACAACTTCAGCAGTTTCTTGTGTTTTGTTTTTCTTTGGTCTTGCTTTTGGATTTACTTTCCATTTCTGCTTCGCTGCATTAACACACGATTCAATCCTGCGTATGCGCTTGTCTACAATCCAATCTCCGTATTGAGTTCGCATTGTCTTATCTTCTGCGATTGTCAGCAGTCCGTTTCCTTCAAGCGATTGCAGAAAGTTCATCGCTTCTTTGTGTGGTGCTTCTCCATATGCGTTCGCAATCTCTTCTAGGAATCTATTTGCGTTCGCAATGTAGTTGCAGGAAATAAATTCGTGCAGTTTAATCCATAAGAGTTCTCTCCATATGTGTCCTTTGCCGAATACTGCTTCTCTTTTTGTTGAATCTTTTATGACTTCTGTCAATGGAAGATATGGGAATCCACCTCTTGTAGTTGCTTTAAGTTTCATTGGTCTAGTATATTGTCGTATGTTGGTTGAATATAAACTGATTTCTCTTCTGGTGATTTTGATGCATAAGAACATGAGTCGTTCAAAGCGCAGTTACCACATCGCTTCAATGTAGGTCTGGGAATGAATCCTCCAGTAACTATTTCCATGTCTATTCTCTTTCTAACAGATTCCAATCTTTGTTGATGTATTTCATTTGTTATTGGTTGCTCCATCTTTACTTCAAAGAATTCACAATCTTCGTTCGTGCTTGAGAATACAAAATAGTAGAACGGCATTCCAGTCATGTATGAATAGTGTATTGGTTGGATGTGGTGAGCCGTTTTGTATTCAAAAGAATCAAGACTCCATCCATTATCATCCCACTTGTCATGTAGCTTTCCAGTGTATTTCAAATCAATGATAACTTCTCTTCCTTTGTACATGGCTACAATATCAAGAACCAATGAGCAGTTGTCTTTCACTATTCTCTTTCCAACTTCAAGAATTTCTATTCCAAGATTTGTGCAATACTTTTTGAAATTCATTGCTTGTATTTCGGCTCTTTCATATTCAGCAGTCAGATTTCCATCCCTCTTTGTTTTGGGTCTTGGCTCTTCTTCTCCTGCTCCAACATAACCAGTTGCCTTGTATTCAAAATACTTTCCAAGCATCATTGCGTCTGTCGGCTCTTGCTTTATGGTCTTGAATAGATTTGTCTCTGACCATTTGATTCCACATTCCTTCCCATGACAATAGTCAAGATATGATAGCAAGAATGATTTGCTGATGTTATAGTTAGCATCCATCATTGCCTCCTTTCTTGCTTATCTCTTCTTTAAGAAACTGAATGCATCTTTGCGCTCTTTCTTCCGTGAATGACATCATGCTCTCTTCAATCTTTGAAACAACTTCTGGATTCAAAGATTCATTATCCAACAAATCGAATATCTGTTGCAATGATTCTTGTGTTGCTTTTGATGGTTGCTTTTGCTTATTGTTCTCTCTGTGATATGTTTCCTCTTCCATTTCTTCAGCAGGAGTTGCTTCATATCCTACTGCATTCATAACATAACCAAGCAAGTTTCTAAATGCTTTTCCTATTGCCCTAGTCTGTGCCATTGATGCTATTGCGTATTCATCAAAGTCTGCTTTCTTGGTTTCTGAATTTGTGCATACTGCATGACCGAATCCGATTTCTTTGCCAGTTGTTATTGAAATCAATTTACAAGTACATTCATATGCGAAATACGAACGCACATAGATTGCATCTGCGTCTGCTTTATTTTCTAGATGTAATTCTTTGTCTGTGGTCAATAAGCATATTGACTGAACCTGCTTTCCATATCTGTCTTTCTGATTCTTTTTGTGAACATACAATGCTTCTTTATGCGAATGCATGCGAACTGGCTTTTCGCACATCGGCACGATTCCGAAATTCATTCCAGCGAATTTCCATCCATCTACCATTGCATACTCTTTCCCTTGAATGTTGACTGACAACTTGTTTTTGGTAATATACCATTTCAATTTATGACCGAACTGCATCACGGCATTAGGGTCTACCATTGCAATCAATTTTGTTTCCGAATGTGCTAGTGCATCCGTGTTGTTTTCGTGCGCCATATCGCTTCTAAATTGCTCTAGAGACGCATCATTCTGTGCTTTGTTTTCGCTCATTTTGTTGGTTGTTTTTGTTTAATGTAATTACTTGTATTTCAATCTATTATATTTGCTTGATTATCAATGTACTAGGTTTGTCATTTAAGGCACTTTTAAAGCCATTACAGAGCGCATCTGTTCACTTTACTCCATAGCTCGACTAATAGGGCAAAACACATTTAGATAGTGTTTAAACCTTGTTTGAGAAAGAACCACATCTCACTCAACTGCGATACTAGAACCAAGTTTCCTCAAGGGCAGGAGGTGCTGAAGTGTGTTGTGTTTTGCCCACTCTAGTCAGTCGCACAACTAGAGATATAATTCAGCGCAGTTCACTATCGCCTATCATATTTGCGAATGTTGTTGTGGTATTCGCTGGGATATGATTGGACTACAACCCACCACAAAAATATACACACATCAATTCAATACTAATTTTGTTAGTAAATTAGAATGCATTGGATATGTGCAATAAATATTTTTATTTATTAAAAGCATATCCGTTCGCATATTTGTTAAATGCGTATGCAATAAAAAAGCCGAACACCATTACGATGTTCGGCTACAAACAGAGAGCAACTATTCAAAGATACTAATTAGCAGAATGCGATTTGATAATTCTTATCGCTTCTTCAACTGGGTCAAATGTTTTTTTGTTTTCTAGTTGGTCTTTGACTTTGCTTAACTGGTCAACAAGTCTATCAATGTTTGAATCATCATACTTGCTGAAGAATTGTTTTCTTCTTCTAACAACTTCACAAGCATCAAGCAATAGTTCAATCCGTACAGAATCATCATTACTGCATTCATAAACGAATCCAACTTTGGTAGCAATGCCTTCTTCTATTTCTATGACCATCTTGTCAAGTCCAACGATGTGCCTTGCATAGTTCTCAACAGACCTGCATTGTGAATCATTCATGTCTTTTAATGCTCCAATCAATCGAAGCAAGACTGCGATATACAAGTCGCTTCTGAACCTTTCCATTTCTTGTATGGTTGAAATTGTATCTGTGTATAGATGCGCCATCAATGCCATTAAGTCATCTTTGTCGGATTTGACTTCGCTATCTAATCTTTCAGCAATTTCTTGTACTGATTCATCTGGATAGATTTCAGATACCAGTTGTGTCAATAAGTTGTAGAATGTTGTGAATTCGATTTGTGTTTTCATGTGTTTAGTTTTTTGATTGTTTGATATCGTATTTTTTTAATGATTGTTTTGTGTACGGATAAGCAGTAGCATCTTTCAATATGCTATCCATATTGAGTTCATGCGCTTCTCCCAGTTGCGAAACTCTATACATATGTCTCACCAGATTCAATGATAGCAATGTAGATACGCATCCGATTACTATGTCCTCAATATCGTTGTGGAAATAGAATCTACCATCATCCATCAATATGCCGAATCTCTTTTTGTATTCTGTTTCTTTTTTCCGTACATACACATCTATATATGTTGGATTGTTTTTTACTAATGTTAATTCGATAGCCATAAATTTAGTTTGTTTTGAATTGAGTGAACACTGAATGTTTGATGAATACTTGTCTCTCGTATCCTTGTGATTTGAAATGCAAGAAGAATCTGTTGCGCATAAGTTCAAAGAAAGGAATCTTGTATGTATTTACTTTCTTTCCCTGCTTCTCTGTCAATAACACATACTCACATTCTAGAGCGATTGATTCTAGCATATCGGAATTGATGCCGTAACTATTGCTATTCTTGTGCAGATGCTTTGACATTGTGCGCTCAAGCAATAGTGTTTTTGAATTTCCATCGAATGTTCCGATGCGCTTCTGCTTTCCTTGAATGATGATTGTGTATGTACGCAATGCGCCTATGGTTCTTGTGTGTATCATATGCCAAGCCTCCTTTCATCATTGTAGTCATCTGCTCTGTCTTGCTCTTTCCAGAATGCTTCATCATCTTCATCATACTCCTCCATACCAGTAAAGCAAACTTCATTGTCAAGCAATACATCATAGATACAAGTGCTATTTACATTCAGCAGGGATGCGATGTATTCTATTTCATCTTCATCGAATGTTAGAAAGTCATCTTCTGCTTTCCTACATCCCTCAATGAATTCACGAATACAAGTTTCTTCGTTGTATGTCATTTGCTTGATTCTTTTGTTTATATCGTTGCAGATATGATTTATTTCTATTTGGATTTGCTTATTCATTTTGCTACCTCCTTTCCTGCTAACTCTTGAATCTTTGACTTCAATGACCTTATCTCTATTCTTAATGAATCAAGGTCGGTCAATGCTTCTACTCTGCCATCAATATCAACATTGTGAAAATGTATCTCATTGCCTTGTAAAGACAACTCAATGTTGCAGACATCTACCTCAATGTTGTCTATTGAAGATTCAACTGCTTCCATAGATGTATCAATATCCTCAATCAATTCAAGCATTGAATTTATATGCTCTTGAAATTCTATTGATTCTTCCATATCGCTCTGCTCTGTTGATACTTCAACATATACTTCTTTCGCTTTAATGCGATTCATTAGATTCAGCACATCCTCTGTTCTCCAGATGCTGGATGCATTGTGCTTAACGATTTCGATTGCTTGTTCCAATGTGTATTGGAACTCTTGTGGTGTTGTGGTGTTGTTGTTCATTGTGATTTGATTTTGATTGTTTGACATTGATTGATTGTTTTGATTGTTTGACATTGTTTTGTTTTTATTTGTTAGTGATTGAATTGAACCATACGATAGGACAGAGTTCGTCAAACTCTTCAATAGTCATTGTAACATCTACAGAGTTTCCATCTTCATCTGTTGCTACTACTAGCGCATTGCCGTACAGATGTTGTCTAGTATCAAGTGTGAAGAATCCGAAACTAATTCCGTTGATTGCACCTTCATCATCAACGATGATGGAATGCTTATCATCTAGATACTGCGCAACACATACAAGGTTGCATCCGATTACACGATACCACTCCTTAAGCAAGGAATGTTTATCTAGTTCTACATACTTCACTTCTTTGTATACTGAATCTATTAGAATTGCTTTCATTGTTTTTTTCATTTAGAATGTTATTAATAATTTACCACATATAAGAGAAATTCGATTCGCCTTTCAATGGCTCTGATATACCATTATCATAGTCTGACATCTGTTGCTTAATTCCATCAAAGAAGTATTGAGCCAGTTCCTTGCTATTCATTTTGCTTTCGTTCTTTTGTAGATTCTGAAGATTGCGTAGGAAGAATGATTTGCTTGGATTGTCTTTGTAGTTAAGCATGAGTTCATGTCTTTTGTAATTACAAGCATCTGGAACTTTTCCATATCCATATTGCCAATACCAACTTCTCTCCAGATATGCGAATATGTGTCTGCGAAACATTGATGGATGTGCAATAGCATACAACATTGAGTTCATCTCAAGTAGTTCAGAACTATCTTTTACTTTGATGAATACAACTTGATATCCATCTTTGCTATTGTTAGTAGCAGATAGAAATAGATTAACTCTGTATCCCTCTTGCTCAAGTGCATCTATGGACATGAATACTGCTAGTCCATATGTAATCATCGCATCTGTTGAGTATCCTCCAGAGATACATGGGTCGTAGTATATATCAACTATCTTGCCTCTCCTTTCTGCTTCAGTACGGATGTTGCGAATCATGCACTCTGGAGTCCCACGAAGATATCTTCCCATGTGAACACTTCCTCCTGCTACCGATGGTTTCCGTTTCATAACATATCCATCGCCTTGCACTTGGTCAATGTCTATATTGAGTTTCTCAATCTTGTCATATACCTCTTCCCATTTCTTCAATCCTTTCATGTATGCATCTGCATCTTGGAATGAATCGCTATGAGTGAAGTCATAACCATTAGACTCGGATGAATCAGAATCTGTAGTCTTATTTGTTACAGATATCCATTGAGAGAACTGTGTCAATGATTCAAAGTATTGTGCGAAATACTTATCATTCTGTTTTCCTATTGTTATTGCTTTCATTTGAATGTGGTTTTTTATATTGTTAGAATTAAAGTGCTGACATGATGATGTTGCGTTGTTCATCGCTACATCCTTTGAGTATTGTCATTTCAAGAACTTGGCTCTCTGTGAATCCTACTGCTAACAACTTCGCTCCGTTGATGGATGCTCTTGGAGAAATTATCATTCGCTGGTTGGATGTCTTTACTGCTTGTCTGATGCGCTGAACTTTTCTTGCCCAGTCCCTATCTCCTGCAATCTCAAGTTCCAATTCTTCATCATATACAACTTCGTATTGAATGAATCTGTCTAGCGATGCTCCATCCATTGGTTGTCTGCCTACATAGGTTCTAGATGCTCCGATTCCCCATGTATTCGCAGCAGCTAGACATACAAAGTCCTTGTGTCTTTTTATGAATGCGCCATCAGGAAAATACATTCCACCATTAGCAAGAGCAGTATTCACACACAAAACAACTTCAGCAGATGCGCTATCAATCTCTTCAAATATGAATACTCCTCCATTCTCATATGCTTTGCGAAATGGAGTAGATACATACTCGCCTTTCGCATCCATGTATCCAACTACTTCATGTTTTCCCAAGTCTCCAGCACATGGAAGAGTGTAGAATGGAATTCCCATAGCTTCAGCAACATTCTCTGCTATTGTTGACTTTCCACTTCCTGCTTCTCCAGTCATCCAGATATTGACCTTTGCTTGTGTCATTCGCAATATGTCTTTGAATTGCTTGTGTGTTTTTCCCA